TGCCGAGGGTGCCAGCCGTGGCCGTGCCGAGGGTGCCAGCCGTGGCCGTGCCGCTGTCGCCAGCCGTGGCCGTGCCGAGGGTGCCAGCCGTGGCCGTGCCGCTGTCGCCAGCCGTGGCCGTGCCTCCGTCGCCAGCCGTGGCCGTGCCGCTGTCGCCAGCCGTGGCCGTGCCTCTGTAGCCAGCCGTGGCCGTGCCGAGGGCGCCGACAATAACAGCCTGCTCATCACCAACAACCAGAGACGCGCCGATCACCGCAACATCTTTAGCGCGCGGCTCATGATCTATCAGGTAAGCGGCGGCGGCGGTCTTGTCGCCAATAAAGCGCACAAAGCCGCGCTCAAACTTGCACTTGCTACCCAGTATGACGATGCCGGATTCTTCTACTTCGACAACAAGCCATTTCGCAGCCGGATCATTCCAGTAGCTGCTCGTTGAGTAACCGCCTTGACCATACAGCCAGCCATGCAGGCCATTGCCGCATTCGTTGTTGTTGATCCAGTCAGGGCAGATTGCTTCACCGCCAACATCAGGCCAGACAAAGCCGTTTTGGCTTGACAGGTCTTCGCGGCAGCAGCGCAGCACAAAAGCGGTTTTTGTTGCTTCTGCTTTGGTTTTAGTCTTTGCTTTGGTCACAGTTACCCCTTAGATGTATTGAGCCCATGTATCGGGCAATGAACAGTTGTTTGGAGCGCTCGCAAACATGGGCGCGATGTCTTGATCACGATGTCCAGCGAGCCCGCAGCCGATGCGCGTGACGAAGAATTCGGTGCTTGCGTTGGCATTGGCGAATTCGATAAATCGGCCTACTGCCTCGCCAATCTGGTCAACAGTCAGCGGCCCCGCGATGCGCTCTTGCACTGTCGGGATTGCATAGCTCTTGCCCGTCATGCCTTCAGCTACGCCCCACTGAGCGCCGTACAGTCGATGGGCTGCACGCGCAGCACCACCGCCGTGATAGCCAGACAGATTGGAGCCAAACACGAACACCTGATCTGGTTCCGGGCTTGATCCATCAACGTGAAACTTGCGTGTCATCTCTCATCCTCAATAGGTCGGCCCCAGTCAAGGCCGCTTTGTCCACTTGCCGAAGCGGTAGCCCGCATATAAGCAGGCCACCACGACGATCACTGCGATAAACCAAAGGAGGCTCATTTGGCGATCTTTGGAAGTGGGAATGGAACCTTCGTGACTGGCTGGCACGAGCCGTCCTCGGGCGCAAATGGCTTGGTCTTGAAGTCCGCGTCTTCCAGGCAACCAGTGGCGCCGCTGACGGTGCTGCACTTGACCTTGACGATGGTCGTTTTCTCGGGGTTCACGAATTCCATCGTGGCCCAGCCGTCACCCTGCGGGCAGTTCGACATTTGCGAAGAGTCGCCGCGCCCGATGATGTCCCAGCCCTTGTAGAGCACATTGGCCTGCCGGTAGGACTGCGCGTTCCACATGGCGTTTTCACGGGCCGTTTGCTTTGCTTCTTCCAGCGTGGCAAACGAAACGTCAGGCTTGCCGCAAGCGGCCAAGGTGGATACAGCCAAGATGATGGAAACGGTCTTGATGTTCATGGTTCTCTTTCGGTGGTTGGAATAGGTGAGCCGCCACCCACAAACGCCTGCTGCTAACTACGGCAAGGCGGCGGCTCGAAACGGTTACTGGTGCGCGTGCACACCGTGCTTGCGCTGCGGGCCTTGGACGCGCTCACGGCTTCTTCGCGCTGCTCTGCACGCTCGCCTTCGTCGTGGGTGCCAGGCGGCATGTCATAAGCGTCAAGGCCTTCATCGGCGCCCGATCGGATGAATGCTTGTGTGGCATCCATGGCCGGCGCGTCGTCATCGAACAGCGGTCCGGCATCGGGGTGGTCTTTGTTGAATGCATCCACCGTGCCGTCGATCACATCGCCTTCAGCAACTTCAGGCGCCACGAGATGAGCTGTGACTTCCTCGCCTTCGAGGCCACACAGAGCGCCGACCAGTTCAGGTGTCACCTGCTTGTTCGAAGACAGCGACCAACTGATGGTGACGCTGCCACCTTCCTTCGGGTCGATCTTGAACTTGTCCATGGCGCATTGGTACAGCTGCAGCGCGGTGGATTCGTCAATGCCGTGGTCGATGGTCAGCGTGTAGCCGCTGAAGTCGGCATCGACTGCAAGCGGTGTGGCCATGGTGGGTACGCGCAGGTTTGGCGTGGTTTCTGGCACGCCCTCGATGCTGTCTTGCAAGTCGTTGTTGGGCACCTTGTAGTACAGCGCCTCCTTCGGATTGGGATGCAGCTTGTCCAGACTGTCATTCGTCGTCGTCCACGACAAGCGCAGGCTGATGGCTTGCACCGGGTCATCGCCGTGGTGCTCCTTGCGCGGCGTGGCCTTGGTGATCGATACGCGGGTGCCCGCTTACAGTTCGAATTTCTTCACTTCGCTTGTCCTTGTGGTGGTGGTTGAAAAGGTCGGCGCACGTGGCGCCGGTTGGGTTACGCGGCTTTCCGCTCAAGTTCTTTTTGCATGGCCAGCGCTTCGGCGTTGAACTGGATCAGCTCTGCCAACATGGCCGATATGTATGCGTCATCGCGATGGATGCGCTGCACGTACAGCCGGAAGCGCTCACCCTGGCGCGGGTCGTAGCTGGTGAAGTCCCACCACTTGCGACCAGTGACAGCCATGCAGCCCTGCACCTGCGGCATGTGGTCTGCTGGCATGCCTTCCAGCCAGGTCAGCACGTGCACATCCTCGGAGTGGGGGCACTTCATCTCAAGGCCGCCGTCTTCATCGATCAAGCCATCAGGGCTAGCACCAATGAAGTCGTAGCGCGGATGAACCAGGAAGGGCGACAGCGTGACGATGTTGCCTGTGCGCAGCTCGTAGGCCTGGCGTGCGAAGTCTTCAACCTCAGTGCCCCAGTGCAGCGACTTGCTGCTGACTTCGTGCTTCGGCTGCATGGCCAGGCGCTCGAAAACCAATTCGCGCATGTAGCGTGCGCGCTCAGCTTTTGGCTTGCCTGCTGAAGTCCTGGCAATGACATCCACAAAGCGGCTGGCCGTGATCTTCCCGGCGCGGGCCGCATGCCATTCGTCGGTGCGTTGTTCAGCCATTGGCGCCACCTTCTGCAACTTTGTCGGCTTGCTGTTCAGCGATCAGCTTGTCTGTTTCAACGCCGATGGCGGCGATACGGTCGCGCTCGGTCAGGCCGATGGCTGCGCGGTCATCCTTGGGAAGTGCTGCCCAATCAGCCTTGAATGCCTCAAAGCCGTCAGTGGTGGCGCGCAGTTCCAGTTGCTCGATCAGTTGGTCATGTCGCTCTGTGCGCTCGACCTTTGGCAAGGCAGCTGCGGCCACCTGGGTGGGTGGCGCGTTGCGGGGCAGCTCCTGCAATGACTCGGGTGAATAGTCCGCCAGCTCTTCAGCGATGGGCATGCCCTTGAGAACGTCGGCGAACTGGTCGCGCAAGGCAAAGCCACGGGCACGCAGTTGGCGCATGCGCCTTGGGTACTGCGACCAGGGGCCAGACTTTCCGGACAGGCCTGCGGTCTTCGCATCGGCAGCGCTGAAGCTGGTCACCTTCTCGAAGCCGTTGCGGCGCTTGACGCGGCAATAGGCCGTGTCACCCTCTTCCCATTCCTGCACATACTCGCAGACAGGGGAGGCCAGCACCAGGGCCAGTACGCTGTCACCCCAAAGCGATGGACGGCCATTGATCACGGCAATGTTTTGCATGGCCTGCAGTGGCTTGAGGCCGATTTCGGCGCCCCACTGGATGGCCACCAGCATGTTGCCTGGCTTGCCCTGGAAGTCCTTGGGCACCAAGTCAGACTTGGACAGCAGATCGCACATGCGCATCGCCTCTTCAAGGTTGCGCGGCGACAGGTCAAAGGTCTGGGCGGGCGCCAGTTGGTGTGTGGGGTAACGCTCTTGGGTGGCGACTGCGGTAGATTGATTGCTCATGGTGCTCTCCTGCCCGAGACTCAGCCGGGCGTAGTGGGTTGATAGATTCAGAAGCCAGCAGCGACCAGGGCCTCGTCGCGCGCTGTGCGTGCGTTGGCCAGCTCGTCGGCATCGCCAGTCAATTCGGCGTGTCGCCATTGGCGCAGGGCATCGGCCATGGCTGGTGCAGCCTGGCGCACACGCTCTTCAGCAGCCAGCCGGGCCTCTTCGGCGCGGCGAGCGGCGGCGCGCTGCTCTTCCTGCTGGCGTGCAATCTCTTGCAGGCGGGCGGCGGCTTCATCGTCCAGGCGCTTGCGTTCGGCGGCAGCGATGGCGTCGGCTTCGGCTTGTGCGGCGCGCTGCGCTGCCAGTTCGCGCTCCTGTGCCTCACGGGCGGCGCGCAGTTCGGCTTCTTGGGCTTCGCGCTGGCGGGCCAGTTCTTCAGCCTGAGCACGTTCGGCAGCTTCGCGCTCGGCAGCGGCTACACGCTCACGCTCTGCGGCTTCTGCGCGCAGCTTGTCCAGCTCGGCGCGCTCAGCGGCAATGCGGGCGGCTTCTGCTTCCTGCTCTGCCTTGATGCGGGCTTGCTCGGCTTCGTGGGCTACGGCGGCGGCATGCATCTCGCGCAGCTTGTCCAGGGTTTCGTCCTTGGCAAGCTGGGCCTGGCCTTGGAATTCTTCAAAGCTGGCATCAATCACCATTGCATCGACATCAGCAATGGTTTTGGCAATCTCATCCGAACCGAAGAGTGCGCCCACCTTTGCTGCAAAGCGAATGTCGTTGTTGATGCGGTCTTGATGAGCTTGCACGCGGGCAGCTTCGGCCTGAGCCTTGGCAGCCTTCTCGGCTTCCTTGCGTGCTTCCTCAGCCTTGATCTGGTCGTCATAGTTCGACTCGCCCTCAATCAGCAGGGCGGTGATCTGCCTGGCGCGGGCGTCGATGTCCTTGCCCAGGGCCAGCACTGGCGCCTTGGCGGCTTGTCGGGCCTTCTCGGTGGCAATGCGAGGATCACGCCATGCGGCGCGGCCGGCGATGGCCTCCTTCATGCCCTTGGTCGTGGTCACGTCGCAGGCAAGGTTCTTTGGGTGCGCCAGTTCCAGCGCAGCCAGACCGGCCTGGATCTTGTCGAACTCGCTCAGCGCGGTCTGTACCTTGTCCACGTTTTCGCGGATGGCCAGGGCGGTTGTGTCTTGGTTTTCGGTTGCTGTCGTCATGTTGATTTCTTCAAGGTTGAATGTAGGGAACTTCTTCGGGTGGGATGCGTTCTTCAGCGTGGTTCATAGCGCCACCCCAATCACAGCCATCAGCCGTGGCAGCACATCGTCATGACCCAGCAGGCCAGCGATGGCCAGCATTCCGCACACGATGGTCAGCACGCCAGCCACGAAGGCCAGAAAGCCGGTGGTGACCCAGAACCAATCCACGCCCGACCACATGACCAGGAAGTCACGCAGCAGGCTGTTCGATGGCTCGGGCATCACATGAGGCTCAAGCTCATGCACGCGGCGCAGGTGGACGACCTTGCGCGGCAGTTCGGATTCGGTTGTCATGCACATGGTCAGAACTCCTTTTTGAAGAAGACGAACCCAGGGCCGAACACCAGCCCGGTAACCTTTGCAGCCAGGCAGCCGGCCACAGCGGTGACGGTGAAGTCACGCGCCGATGCTGTGTGCTTGTCTGGGTGCTGCGTGTCGTAGGCTTCTTTGGCAAGGCCAGCGCCTACAGCGAACAAGCAACCCACGGTAGGCGACTGAGATGCAGCAGCAGCGATGCCACCAATCAGCGCACCAGCCTGAGCGTGCCCGGCCTTGTCCTTGCCGGTCCACTCATCTGCCTGTGCTGGCTGGCAATAGATCGCCACCGAAGCGGCTACCGTTGCAAGGGCCATGGCAGCCCACCATGCTGGTGTGTAGGGGCGGCTCATGATCAGAAGCCCCGACGGTCGATCAGATCGGCCGCGTAGAACTCGGCATGCTTCTTGGCCATGCCGGCGATCAGTGCGCCAGCACGCAGGCCAAGTTCACCACCCTTGCTCGATGCCATCGCAATCAGGGTCAGCAGTTCGTGCAGGTCAGTATCGCCCGACGCGCCAGCGAAGTGATCTGCCACCACGTCAGCGACGGCGATCTGATCCTTGTAGGCGTTGGGCGTGCTGATCAGGCGCTGAGGGCTGTCGAGCCATGCGTCGATGAACTCATTGCGCAGGAAGTCGACGGCGCCCTTGTGTGCGCGGTCTTTGGCGTCCTGCTTGGAAAGGTGCGCATTCGTGGCGGCGCCGATGAAGTCGGGCGTCTCTGTGCGCGTAACCAGGTCTTGAAGGCTTCCCATCGTGTGCACCTCTTGGTGTGTTGATGGGATGAATACTAAGCGCACTTAGCATTGCTGTCAAGCGCACTTAGCAAATTGTTTTAGCCAGCTTAGCGATAGACGCAAAAAAGCCCGCTCGCGGCGGGCTGTCGGAGGGTGGGCGCTGATCTAGCTCTCTGACATCTGGGCGATTGTTGCCGCCTTGATTTCATCGAAGTTGTCCAGTGACTGGCCGCCGCTCAATAGCAATCCCTTTAGAACGTCGTCCATGGGCATGTTCATGTTGCGCATCTTCCATCGGAACTCTTTGACATCCTGCGGGGCTCCTGCATCTTTGCTTTTCCTATAGATAAAAGATCCAATGAAAATAGCAACATACAACCAACTCACCACTATCAAAGGCAATGCGAGCCCATAGATCATAGTAAATCTAAAAATTGAACCAAGCACGCCGCGATTTCTGTCGGAAGTTGATATTGGCTTTGGCTTGAAATCAAACCAGCTCAAACGCAATCCAACTTTGTTCAGGTTGCGTTCAAATTGTGAATTTATGAGGATCAATGCATAGATTACACCCCATACCCACATCAAAAATGCCACCAATATTCCAGTTTCATACATGCCGCACCTCTGGTTAGTTTCTTTCTGACCGTCTTCCGCTCCAGTGCCCAACAAGCACAGCCAAGAGCTCAAGCCCGTGCTGCTTGGAATTGAATGGGTCATACTTGCTCAAGTTCAAAGGGACTGCATTGAACTCATCTATATCAATAGGGCGATATTGCCTGAGTAGCAGCTCCCCTGTCCTTATGTGCTTGACAAGCACATAATCCCCTCTAGATGGGGATTGGTCTGGGTCCAATGCCACATATTCACCACGAAGAATATCTGGTGACATTGAATCGTCCGGCACAACAAAAAACTTTGCCCTTGGCGATTTAACGCCGGGCGCAGTGAGAAGGCTACAGTTTTCCAAAGCGTCATTCTGGATGCTTAGCATCTCGTCTCCCTTAACCCACTCAATGACAGGCAGCGGGCGGAGCGAGTTTGTGACGCCATTTGCCCCAGCGATCAATGGATCAGAAGATGATTGCGGTGCTTTTTTCGGCAATCGCCCTTGAGCGAGCCATTCAGCTCGGAAGCCTGTCCCTTTTTCCAGTGCAAGCGCATTGTCAAAGCTGAGCTTCTTGGTCTGTCCATTGACCCAGAACGTCACAGCCGTGGAGGAGGCGCCCGTCATGCGCACCAGATCGGCCTGCTTGTGACCGGCCTGGATGACTTCGGCCATTCTCTCTTTAAGGGTGCTCATCGTAAGCATGATTAAATCGCACCAAAGGCTAAGCACACTTTACACATAACGCTAAGTGCACTAAGATTTGGGCATGCGCAAATCTGAAGCCATCAAGCTCTTGGGCGGTACCGTCACGGCCGCCGCTGATTCCATCGGGATCAGCACATCCGCTGTCAGTCAATGGCCGGACGAGCTTCCACCCTCCATCCGTGACCGAGTTCAGGCGGCCATCGCTCGCCGGCACCTGCCGCCCGAGCTGATCGGCACGCAGCCCGCCACCCAG